TTCGACCTTTCTCATGACAATTTGAAACATGTTGAGCAAGTGCAGTTTTGAGTGCTTTCAGTTGCTCTGCGTCTAGCAAAACAATTGAATTGTCTTTCAATGTCCAATCTACTGAGACACCTAAATCACTTGCCACTATTATTCGGGCCTGTGAAGTAACATCTGACTCAAAAGTAAAGTTTAAAAAAGAAAAACCGCCATATTCGGCGGTTTCTCTTTGAATTTTGATCTCCGACCATTTCTGGTCTTTAGCTTGATCTAATGACCGAGGATCAATCCACTGTTTCAAATTATAATCAAATATATGATGAGTTGATGGTTGTTTGGGTATGTGTGCCCACCACCCACGGTAATACATATTTGAGGATGGAGGGTCTGAAACAGCCAAACAACCAAGCGGTTTATTTAGTGCAATTGTTTCTTTATTTGCATAAATCAACTGTAGCAGCTCACCTCTTTTAGAAATAATAGCTGTCATTTCTTCATTTCCGTCAGAATCATTTGTGGACTTTGAATGCTAAAAATACCTGTAGTACTGTTTAAAGTAATACGTATCGCCCGAGTATTGCGATTTGCAAAACCTAATTTGAGAACGTACGTAGCTGGCCCACTAAAAATGTCTTCAATACCCGCATTCACCGCAAAAGTTCCAGTGAAATAAAATCCACCAGAACTCATTACATCAGTCGGAGGTGTTTCCTGCCGGGCGACTAAAGTTCCATTTCTGTAGATCGAAACAACTGCCCTAAGGTTTAACCTTTCAAAATATGAAAGCGAGCCACCATCCACCGCATACGCAGTCAAGTATTCATTCTTAAAAGCAATACAAGATGCATCTATTCGGCATTTCCCTCCTGATCTGTTGATTGTTGCTGTTAATAAATTCCCGAATTTAGCCTCCCACTCTGCAAGTTGAGAATTATAATCGCTGTATTGCGGACTATAGGCTCCTGAAACGACGATTTCACTTGTTGACTTGATTGATGTTGGAACAGTGACTGCTTCATCTTGTATCTTTAAAGTACCTACTGCTAAATCTTTGATTTTTCCTGCTGTCACGGCTAAATCTTCAATCTTTGCTGTTTTTACAGCCAAATCTTCAATATGTGAAGTCTTAACAGATTGATAATCCATAAACACTGATTTCAAGTATGCGGCAACAGGAAATACTGTTCCTGTCACAGGGTCAGTAAATGGTGTGGTTCGAAATATAAATGGGTAGTACCCGACACTATCACCACGTCCAATAGCCAATGAATCAACATCAAAGATATACTGTCCCTCTACACCATCATTGGCCCCACCCCACCCAATAACTTTGCCATTCACATCAATTTTAGTAAATTTTTGTGCGTACAAACCATTGGTTGATTCAGCAACTTCTTGAATCGAAGCTTCATTGTCTCCAACTTTTGTTTGAAGTGTTTCAGTCAATTTAACGTTAGCTGACACCGCATCGGCTGTCGCTTTAATCTGTTGCTGATACAAAGCATCATTCTGGTTCATTTGGGCAGTAACTTGGTCGGTGCGAATAGACTGAGCTAAATCTCCTTCTATACGTGCTGATTGCTCAGACCAAACACCAGCATAACCACTATTGTTGCCAATTAGATCAGATTCCGACCCGATCAATGGTGGATTGACTTGAGCATATACACCATCAATCCGTGTCGTTTGTGCTGTGATCTTGCCGTTGTAATCCTGTTCAATCTCAGACTTAACTTGCGTCAATTGTCCTGTTGAGGCTTTATCATCTAGCTCCAATTCCAAAGCATTAATTAATTCTGCATTTGCTGTTGATTGCTCAACCGCAATTTGTGCTGAATTACGCACAGTTGCTAATGCCTGATCATTTTCAACAATATAAGTATCAATCTTTTGAACAGTGGCCTTATCACCCTCAATACGTGCAATCACCTCTTGCTGTGCAAAGGCTTGAACATCATTGACTTGAGCAACAGTTGTATCAATGCGCTTACTTAAAACTAGATCACCTTCAATCATTGCGGATTGAAGCGACCAGGTTCCCGCAAAACCTTGATCATTACCAATTAGATCAGATGATGACCCGATCAAAGGAGGATTCAACTGCGCATAAACACCATCAGTTTTTTCAGCAGTCAATTTCAAATTATCCGCAACAACCTTAATTTCTGATTGTGCGGCTGCTATACCGGCATCACTAGACTTCTTAACAGTATCAACAACTTCAAGTACTGCATCATCACCATCGCTAATTTGCTGTGACAAACCATCTTTCGCTTGTTGAATTGCGGATTGACGATCAATGATCTCTTGACTGATCTGATCTTTAGTATTCTGAATATCCTGTTTGATAGGGCCTATTTCAGCGTCAATCGTTTCAATATGATCAATCTTGGTCTGTAAGTCTTTATGCAACTGGCTTTCAGTGATTTGTTCATTTAAAAGCTCAAGCACATCTGATGCATCTGCTGAAGTCACACCACTGACCCAATCAGACCAATCGCCAATATTCCCGATTCGGTCAATCAAGCGTCCACGATAAAACTGGCGTAAGTTTGGCTGCATACCTTGAATCGTGTGAACGGTTGTTGGATAAGCAAACAAACCAAGTTGAGCAATATTTGAGGCTCCATCTGGTGAAACTTCAATTTCCGTATACGCGGTATCCAATGCCCCTACCGCTGGAAACAACCAGGTTAATTTCATGCCAAATAAAATACCTTCAGCACGAAGATTTGCTAACTTAGGTGGTTTACCTTGTTTACCTTGAAGTGTGGTAAGAACTGAGCTAGTTGCTAAAGAGGTAATATCGAAAGCAGAAATAGCAGTTACACGCGCTTGATAATTACCTGCATAAATACCGGGTATCTCAACTGAGGTTGCACCAGTGGTCGGCATCTTGATCCAAGAATCATTATCCTTGCGCCACTCGACAAGATACTTCACCGCATACTCTGCCTTGACCCATTTAATGATCATGGTCGCAATATTGATACCTTGCTGCACCGAATCATAGGATTCAATTTGAACATTGGTTGCAGGTGCTTGTACTACTGGATTAATAATGGTAGTTGGCACATCATCAATAAATGCACCATTATCAATGGCATCATATTTAGCAGAATTGTATTCAATTGCAGTAATCGTAAATTGATGTTCGTCATCCTGAGTCAGTGAAACAACTCGAAATTTACGAGTTTTTAAATCTGTTGAATCAATATTCCAAGCATTTTGTGCTGCTATCTCTCCCACATTAAAAGCTTGAGTGACTGTAACGACTTGACCATTGATTGAAGCCAATTGACGTTGAACTGATTGGCCAGATTCTCCGTTAATATAAATCGTGTCATTCGGCTGAGCCAAAACATCACGATCCAGAGTGATGGTTTTGCGATCTGCTGAAATAGCTTTTATACGACCACCAACAAAACGGCCAGCATAATCATTATCAGCCACAGAAATAATTTTACCGGGTGGCGTGATTTGACCTTCTAGACCCACTTTAAAAGTGACTGTCTGGGTTTCATTTTGCTCTGAACGTAAAGCCCATAATCCAGCACGTTGTGCCTGACCACGGCTAGTACAACCCCATGCATCAACATCTACAATTCGAACTGCTTTAGCTTCAGCAATCGCACGTTCATCTCGCACAATCTCATAATCAGTTTTGTAGCGATTCTTAGGATCATCCCATGCAACTTTGGCGACATTGTGACGATCTCGATTACGTGTACCTGACCCCTCAAAATTGCCATCAATTACATTGGCATTGGTGTAAGCATAATAAACATCATCTGGGGCATCAGCTTCACAGATAATCGAATCACCATCCCAATATGAAATAGCTCGAAACAAACCTGCTAATTTTGTAAGAATTGAATAAGCATCTTCAGCAGATTGAATATAAATATTACAGGTGAAACGTGGTTCTAATCCCCCTTCACCATCTGACACCATGCCATCACAATACTGCGCTAAGCGATACAGGCTGGCTTTATCCAACATTGCATCAGTGATTCGTTCACCTAAGCCATATCGCTTTGCTGTACATAGATCATAGTAAATCCATGCAGGATTATTTGAATAAGCGCGTTTAAATGAGCCATCCCAAATGCCAACATACTGACGTGATTCAGGATCGTAATTTGTTGGTACACGTACCTTAATCCCCTTAGCCTCTACTGCAACCTTGGCAGCATTTGAAAAAGTTTGAGCATCATACTGTAAAGATAAAAGCGCTGTATTTGGATAACTTAATTTTGCATCAATGACTTCAGAGTATGAATCGATATACATTTTGTCAGTAATGTAATCACTATTCGCTGGTGGCGTTAAACGTCTAACGCGAATATTCCAACCTGTTTGCGCTTTTGGTAGATCTATACGGTGTGGACGCACATAAGCATCAGAAGTTTTGTCATCGATTGCTGTGTTGATCATTTCAACATACGCTGCACCATCTGTACTGATATCAATTGCATACTTAATCAATACACCAGTTACATCACCGTTTTTTGGATTAGTGGTTCTCAATGCGCCAAAACGTAAAAGCACACGTAAAGCATCAATACTAGTATTTGAAATGGATCTCACCCATTGAGTGGTAAGTTCTACATTAACATCATTAATATTTGATGTTTCAACAAAGCCTTCAATGTAATCTTGGTCATTGGTCCCTGTGCGGAAATCGCGCATAACTGACTCAAAGTTACTATTGCCTGAAGCATCTAAAATGGGTGTGTCATCAAGATAGACTGATTTCCAGCCATTGGCCAAGCCCTCAATTTCTCCCTCTGCCATGCCCATTAAGATTTCGTAATAAACAATACTTTGAGCTGAATCAGAAGCGACTACAGGCGTTCTTGATTTGCTTGAGCCTGCTTTAGCTCCTTTAATATTTGTATTCATACTTTATCTCAGGCAATAAAAAAGGCGCTAAATGCGCCAGGAAACAAAAATAATTAGAGTTGATCTTCAGGGTACTGGCCAGCGGAAATAATAAAACCGCCAATCTCTCTTTGTCCGTATAAAATGGGGACTGGATTACCTTGGCCAACAGTGGTGACTGCACCACCAAAACCCTTATTGGCTTTATTACCGTCACTGTTGGCTTCATCTGTTTGGGCTTTAGGCATGAGCATTGAGGCAATACCGCCAATCATCATGCCCACACCTGCACCAATTAAACCTGCACCAATTGGTGAAGCACCACCAAAAGTCATGCCTGTGACAACAACACCAACAACGATCATTACAGCGCCTAAAATTGTTTGAATTAGTCCATCACCACCAGCACCCTCAACAATAGGTACAATTCGAATTAATTCACTTGCAGTCTGCATATCCACTTCTTTTTCAGAAATTGTTTTACGCTTGTCTGTGAATACAGCAAAACGAAGTCCTTGCTTATGTGCATTCAGCATGAAATGCTCTAGACCTTTTATTTGTGCTGAAAGTAACCGCATCGCTTCTTTTACAGAATTAACTTCTAGCCGCCATTCTTTACCGAACCGCTCTCTAAGCACTCCGTGAAATCGAATTGTTTTGTACATCTTTATGCCTCAATATTTTAACTGTGCGTTCTACCCAATTTGGTCCATAGACAGTGCGTTCTGATTCACGGTTATATGGATGATGTAAAATCAATGTTGAGCCGATACATGGTTGAGCATTTTCAGATTTCAAGGTCGCTTGATCACCTAGCCAGAGAACAGCATGATTAGGATGCTCGGTACGTCCAACTTTGCAAATGATCATGTCACCATACTGCGGTTCGAAAACTTCATAGAAACCTGCTTTTTCATAATTATCTAAATACAAAGAAGTATGTTCTTTTGATTCCCACCACTTGTCATCGCGCTCAAAATCATCAAGCTTTATGCCAAGTTCACGTAAATAGAAATCACGAACCAACGCATAGCAATCTTGCCAACCATGGAAATAATGACGACCAATCAATGGCGCCTTATAGCCAGTTGGGTGAAACACCTGGATATCCGTATCAGGATAAGCACAGATAATCCAAGGTTTTCCGTGAAGCTCTATTTGATGTTTATCTAATGGTGAAGCAACGGCTGTACCATCAGGATGGCTATGTACATAGGCCTCAATTTCACCTTGATCTTCAATTTCAGCTAAGGCTTGATGATCAATTTCAAAATGATTTTTTGCATCTTTTGAAATATTAGGAAGCCGAATAAACTCACCATTCTGAACCACGCCACACGTTTCATGTGGATAGGCCTCCATAGCAGCTGTGATAATTTGCATTTTCAATTTTGCTTTGATTTTCATGTGCTATCGCCCAAACATATTTGAGGATGGAAACCCACCAAAATTTGCTTCGTTATCTCGTAATCGACATGAACCAAATCGACCAACACATCTGTCCTGACTTGGATCATCTGTAGGCTCATCCTTGTCAGTAAAATATTTCATCCCGGTATATTTACAAGATTCTCCACGATAATCGCCACGCATTGCCCAATCACAATATCCTGTGATATTTCGAACAGGTATCTTTAAACCTTGGAAGTCAATAGGATTTGAAAGTTCAAACGTTACTTGAGTGGAATTTTCAGAAGTTTTTTGTTCTATAAACCAATGCTGTATTTTCGATTCATTTGGATTGGCCGATGGATTGCCTTCAGCAAAGTTTTCAGAATCAAGATACTTGGCCAAGGTACGAATAACTTTTAGTTTTGCGCCTGCAAAATCTTTAAAGCGATAACAATATGCAGATACAGCGCCTCGGATACCATTAATGTAATTGGCCATACTTAAAGTCGGTGATGAGGCTTTTCCATCACTTCGCATTTCCAAACCACTAACTTGTAACGCCATTGGCTCAAAGGTCTGACCATTAAAGATAATATTGCGATGCCATACTTTCTCATCACCAATATCAAAAACCTTGCCAATCGAGTCGATATCTGCACCTATCAAGCCATCTGAACCAATAGAGCTATAGATCATTTCCCAGTCTTCATATGAGATATGACCATGGAAACGTAAAACGCCAGCTCCCAAGTTGCTGGCATCTAATTCAAATAGTGTAATTAAGCCATCAACATACAGCTTTTGAAAATCACTGTTCAGCGTCATTTTTCAACGCCTCCGCAACCGCCTGAGACAAGTTTGTTGGTTGAAATTCAGGTGGTGTAATTGTAGTTTCGACTTCAGGCTTTGGTAATTCTTTTAAACGAATATCGATCCAACGTCCAGCAGGAATATCACGAGGTTTTTCTAGATTAGGAACAATATCACCCGTTTCTTCATCAAACTTTTTAGTAAAGGTTTTAACTTCAATGGTGTTATCTTCAAGTTG